CCGACCTACGCTTCATCGCCGTTTTATGGTCAGATTGTGCCTCGCCGCGCCCTACGCTACTCCGTAGACAGCATCGTACAGTTCACAGGTGTTGTGGATGACTGGGATTTGAACTATACGCTAGACGGCAACAATACGGCAACCGTATCAGCGTATGACGGTTTCACTAAGTTCGCTAACCAGACGCTCACGGGCGGTACGGCTACAGTCGAACTAACAGGCGCACGAATCAACAAGATTCTAGACGACCCTAAAGTTAACTGGGGTTATGCCAACCGCAACATTGACACAGGTAACGAAACGCTACAAGCCGATGTGATAACGGCACAGCAGGATGTTCTCAGTTACATCAACATTATAGAAAATACTGAACCGGGCATGTTCTTCATTGACCGTAACGGTTTGGCTACTTGGAAGCAACGCAACGCCAACTTTGTGACTTCGAATGTGCCGTTGATTAGCGATGACGGTACAGGTATCCCATATAGCGGCATTCAGGTTGTTTATGGTTCTGAGTTGCTTTACAATCAGTCGAACTTGACTCGTTTGAACGGTGCTACTGCTGTAGGTAACGAATACACTTCTCAGTCCGCTTATGGTGTGAGGAATATTACTCAGACTGGTTTGCTGCATTCGACTGACGCGGCTTTAGCGAACTTGGCTGCATTCCTAGTGAATCAGTATAAGAGTCCGGAGTTCCGTTTTGAGCAGATTGATTTCGCGCTTCATAACATGACTCCAACTAACCGTACGACTTTGTTGAATCTTGAGATTGGTTCGGTTGTTAGGGTTCAGTTCACTCCTAACCGTATGCCTCCGGCGATTAGCAAGTATGCTCAGGTTATTGGTGTTTCACATTCAGCCTCATTCGATGGCCATCACATCATGTCGCTGAAGTTCCAGACGCTTGACATTGCTACATTTGTGTTAAGTGACACAGTTTTTGGTTTGTTAGACTTGAATATATTGAGTTACTAAGGAGTAACAATGGCTGGTGCTGGTTGGCGTACATTTACTGCGGGCGCGGTTTTAACTGCCTCGCAGGTGCAGACTTATCTGCAAGACCAATCCGTAATGTATTTCGCTTCGGCGGCGGCGCGTTCGTCTGCGTTGGGTACAGCGGTTGCTGCGGGTATGCAGTCGTTCCGTGCGGATGGTACGGTTACCGAGTTTTACAACGGTTCGGCGTGGGTTGCTTATGATACGGCTACTGGTGTGGCTACGCTTCAGAATAAGACTCTCACTAGCCCGGCTGAAACTATTACTGTTACTGCTACTGCTGCTTCCGGTACGGTGAACTTTGATGTTGCCACTCAGGCTGACTTGTATTACACGACTAATGCTTCAGCGAACTTTACGATTAATTTCCGTGGTTCGGCTTCGCAGACTTTGAATGCGTATCTTGCAAATACTCCGTCTGAGGTTACTGTCGCGTTCCGTAACACTAATGGTGGTACTGCGTTTTATGCAAATGCTTTTCAGGTTGATGGTACGGCTGTGACTCCGAAGTGGTTGGGTATGTCTGCTCCTACGGCTGGTAATGCTTCGGCTGTGGATATTTATACTTTCAATATTGTTAAGACTGCTTCTGGTTCGTTTACGGTGTTTGCTTCGCAGGTTAAGGCGGCGTAATGTCACCTATTGTTGGTTCGCTTGCGGGTTTGTCTGCGAGGTCGCTTGGTTGGGGTTTGAGCGCGCCTGCTGCGACTTTTGAGTTGATTCAAACTCAGGTGCTGGCCTCTAGCGCAGCATCAGTAACGTTTTCTAGCCTCGGTTCTTACGCTTCTACGTATAAGCATCTGCAGCTACGTGTGACTGCCCGTGTGGACAACGCCGGCACAACTGAGGCTATGGGATTTATGCGTTTTAACGGCGACACTGCTACCAATTATTCCTGGCACGGTTTACTCGGAACCGGATCAGCAGCGTCGGCTCAAAACTCGGTTTCCACAACCGGTATGTGGGCAGTTAACGCTACTGGCCCAACTCAAGCCACGGGTTATTTTTCGGGAAGCGTTGTTGACATTCTTGATGCTTTCAATACCTCCAAAAACAAAACAATTCGAGGCTTGTCCGGAAACTCAACTATTGACGTTTTTGCTTACTCGGGCGTTTGGTATAACTCAAGCTCTCTTTCCAGCATCACTTTGATTCCACAAATTACCGCCTCGTGGAATTACATTGCTGGAAGTCGTTTTAGCCTTTATGGAGTCCGTGGATAATGGCCAATTCACATGTTTTAATTTCTTCGCAGACGCTCGGCTCAACCGCCACTAGCGTGACGTTCAGCAGCATCTCAGGTGCTTACCGTGACCTTCGCCTAGTTATTACGGGAACAACCACAACCTCAACCGTTGACGCAATCATTCTGCAATTCAACGGAGATACGGGTTCCAACTATTCGGTTGTTTACGCCACAGGTGACGGCACGAGCGCGACTTCCGCTACTCAGGCAACCACTTATTTGAGTTCTGGCGTTATCGGCACTTCGCAGAGCGTTAGCACGATTGACATTATGGATTATGCACAGGCCGATAAGCACAAGACCACGCTGGTTCGCGGAAACACACCTGCTTGGGGAACTCGTATGATTGCTGGGCGTTGGGCTTCAACCGCTGCGATTACTTCGATTGTGGTCAAGACTGAAGCCGCTTTGACCTTCTCTGCTGGCGACAGCTTCTATCTTTACGGGGTGCTTGGATAATGGCCTATAACTTGATTCAAACGCAAACCGTTTCCACGGCAGTTCCATCTATAACCTTCAGTTCGATTCCGCAGGGTTACACCGACCTGTATTTGGTTATTTCTGCACGCTCCTCTTTTGCCACGGGTTCAGTTAGCGACCTTTATGTTTACTTCAACGGCACAACAACTGGCTACACTTCACGATGGCTTCAAGGAAACGGTGCTTCTGCTTCCTCGTCAACCAGCACCGCACCTGCCGACCCGCTAGTGACAATGGCAAACGTTGCAGCCAACACTTTCAACTCGGTTTCCGTCTATATTCCAAACTATGCGGGAAGCGCAAATAAGTCATACACGCTAGACGATGTGACTGAAGATAACAGCACAACCGCTTATCAACGAATCGTTGCTTCGCTTTGGTCAAACACGGCCGCCATCACTTCGCTAACTGTTTCAGAAGCCAACGGCGCAAACCTTGTCACTGGCTCAACCGCATCCCTCTACGGCATTAACTAAGGAAAACAAATGACCGACATTCTCCAGAAACTAATCATTGACTGCTCTACAGGCGAAGCAACTTATGTGCCTCTAACCGCTGACGAGATTGCGGAGCGTGAAGCACAAGCAGCAGCGTGGGCGGAACAGCAAGCCGCAGACGCAACCGCCGCACAAGCAGCAGCAGACAAGCGCACAGCCGTCCTCTCAGCACTCGCCAAAGCAGCAGGACTGACCGTTCAAGAGGTTACTGACGCTCTTGCGTAACCCCCTGATAAACTAGGGTCAGGTTGTGTTTTAGGGGTTTGTGATGACGGATGAGATTGTGCCGCAATGGGCGCAGAAAATCTTAACTGATTTAGCGGTTTTGAATAGTAGCCTTCCGAATCACATTAGTTGGACTGAACGCAACATTGATGACCATGAGCAGCGTTTAAGGGTTGTTGAGGAGCGTGTTCCTTTCAATTTGCGTGAACAGTTGCAGGGTTTGAATCAGTTTAAATGGGTTTTGGTGGGGATTGCTGTCGCTTCCGGTACTGCCGGGGCTTGGGTAAGCAAAGCCTTAGGTTTCTAGCATTAACCTTAAACGCTGAATGTTCTTTCAAGTTGGGCAGATAAACTTTAATCACAGCCCAAAATTGGAAGGAAAAATGTCAACTCCTAAAGAAGTCATTGACTTGGCTTCATCATTCGCAATCAAACACTATAAAGAGAAGCCCGGCAACCTGACTATTTTCGGTAAATGGTATGGGGCTGATGGTGTGCCTTGGTGTGCCATGTTTGTATCGTATTGCTTCAACAAGACTGGTGCAGGGGCTTTGGTTGCGGCCGGTAACCCTAAAGGTTTTGCGTCCTGTAGTACGGCTGTCCGCTGGTTTACGGAGCATAAGCGTATCGTGAAAACTAAGAATGCCCAGCCGGGTGACATTGTTTTCCTAAACTTCAACGGTCAAGGCACTCCCGACCATGTAGGAATCGTCATCAGTAACGACCCTAAAAACAAGGTGCTACATACTGTTGAAGGTAATACGGTTAACCCGAATGGTTCGGGTGACCAAGTGAACGGTGACGGAGTTTATTTCAAGACTCGCCCGTATGCTTATGTTGTAACTGTTGCTAACCCTAACTGGGTTGCTGTTGGAGGTAAATAATGAATAAGGCTGTTTTGGCTTCGTATGGTCGCTCGTTTCTTGCGACTGTACTCGGTGTCGTTTTTGCTGTAGGTAAGTTGCCTACCGCGTTTACTGTTCAGGACTGGCTGGGTGTCGCTAACGCTGTATGGATTGCAGTCATTCCAGTACTCATCCGATACCTCGACCCGAACGATACTGCTTTCGGTAAAACCAAGTAATCTGTCACAGTTGACCCCGCTTATTCGGCGGGGTTTTCTGTTTTCCGAACATATTTGCGTTTAGTGATGCGGCGTTCCGCCGGACTCAACCCACCCCAAATACCGAACGGTTCTTCCGCTTCGATAGCATAAGCGGCACACAAGTTTTTGACTGGGCATCGGTCGCAAATGCGTTTAGCGATACTGAGTTCAACATTCAGCATTTCCATGCTTGACCCTTGAGGGAAAAACCAGTCAGGGACTTTCTCGCATTCGACACCATCATTGTCAATGATTGCTTTCAACAATGTTGCATAGGTTCTGTTTAAATGTCTGCCCTGTGTCATAACATAGACACTACTTAGCATGGGAAGGAAAAGCAAATGGCTGAGTTTAGAGGGAAGTTCGTGTCGGGTAGCCCTGAATGGCATGACTTGCGTAGAGGCAGTATTGGTGGCTCTAATGTGGGTGCGATTGTTGGGGTTTCACCGTGGGAGTCACCGTTGACGCGGTTTTATAAGATGACTGGCGTTGTTGATGATTCGGTTGCTGAGAACATGGCGATGCGTTTGGGGTCTTTGTTGGAGGAGGGGTTGATAAAGAATTATGAGGCGGAGCATCCTGATGTTTCGGTGACTTTCTCGCCGGGCATTTATTCGCATAGCAGTCATCCTTATTTTCACGCTAACCCTGACGCATTGTTGCAAAGTGATGCAGGCTTAGGCATTCTTGAGATTAAGACTTCTAGCGAGTATTGGAGTGAACCGCCTGAGCATTATGTAATGCAGGTGCGCTGGTACATGTGGATTATGAACGCCGACTACGGTGTTATTGCTGGTTTGATGGGTGGCCGTTGGAATGAGTATTTGATTGAACGCGACTTGTTTGCTGAAGAAGTGATGATTAATTCGGTCAAACGCTTCTATGAGAACTACAAACTAAATGTTGCCCCGGACTGGGACGGTAGCGATTCGACCTATCAAACTATGCGCGACCTGAACCGCAATGTCGTGGATGAACAGATTGAATTAGATGAGGCTGGCTGGGAGTTGCTAGAGGCTTCATGGCAGTTCAAAGATGCGACCGAACGCTGGAATAAAGCACGAAGCGTTGCATTATCGTTACTTGGCGATAAGAAAGTCGGCTTGTATAAAGGCGAGCGTATCTGTTATCGTCAAAAAGCAGGTAATGG